CACCAATCCTTTGTAGGTAGATTTCTGAGGCGGTTGCTGTGCCTTTCCAATCTCCAGCTTCTTGTTATCTCTCTCTTGAAGTGTGCGCCTGATGCTGATTAGTTCACTCCTGGTCTGGTCAAGCTGGTATTGCTGTCGCTGAGTCCATGGCTGAGGTTCTGCTACTACTGGCGATTCCTCTGGCTGGTATATCTTAGGTCGCTGTTCCCATGGCTGACCGTATAATTCAAATGTAGACTCCCTAAAATCATCTGACATAGCAAAGTCAAAGTCCTCTGGTTTGATTTCCCTAAAGTGGTCTTGTTCCTGTTCTCTCATCTTTATCTTGCACTCGCAGTCAAGGAAAGCATTAGGCACTATGCTTCCATCTTTTCGCTTGAATGGTAGGAGTCCTGTGTTATTACATTTATCGCAATAGTCTTGTCCCATGATATTCCCCCTTTACTGTGGGTGGGGCTGGTTGTAGGTTCAATTACTACACCTACCTTCAGCTTTCCATTTAACCGATATAGCTTGGGTGGAAGGTTTTAGTTCCCTTCACTGTTTCGGCACCCCACCCCTTTTGCCAGCTAGTAGCACGTTCCTCTGTACTACATTCCAAGCCTCCTGTCTATTCTGGTAGCTGGCTCTTGCTGGCTATAAGTTCTATTTAAAGGGAGCGTTTTATTTGCTATCTACCCTTACCAGCAAGCCTATTCCTTATTCTATTGTAACTCCTTTCACGCCATTTCTACGGTATCTGTAATAAGCTGGACAAACTCCTCAGCCTGTTCAGCATTGAGATAGCTGACGGCTTCGGTTACTGTCTTGGCGTTCTTTCCGGTGATACCTTGTAGCTTGCCAACGATACCAGCATTAGTCCAGCCTTCCAGTTTCTTACCCTGGAGTATGCCAGTCTGTTCCTGAAACCAATCCATTTCAATAGGACTCTTGGGCGCTTCCTCAAGCGGCATTTCCTCTGGCGGTGGGGCTTCCTCTACCTCGGTCTGTTCTTCAGGGTGTAACACCTGCTCTGTTGCCTCTGCGGTCGGTTCCTGTTTAGGTTTAGCCTTCGCCTTTGGCTTCTCTGTTGGCGATGGTGCTTCTTCCACTTCGGCTACCAGCTTAGCTTCACCCTCTACTATCTCCCCGGTTTCCTTATCCACTTGGTGACCATCGGGTGTCTCAGCAAATGTAGCATCGATGGCTTCCATTACCGGCAGTGACATATCGCCTGGTAGCCTGTCCAATGCCCTGCTCTCTGACCTCACCATAGCCATGTTTAACAGTGAGTTGCCTTTATCAATACCCTTAACGGTAGCACCGGCACCTATCTCACCAATACCAGATGCTTCCATTCCCTGCATATTCCGTAGCCTGGTGATAGCCCTCACTTTACTCTTGTCCACGGCACCTAAGATTTTAATTTCTTCCGCCTCCGACATCTTGCGTGGGGTATCATCAATATAAGAATACTGGCCCTTGACGCGCATGGTAACAAGGCGCTTGGCTGCGATACTCCATATCATTTCCCACCTATGCCCAGTGACCTTACCGCTCTGGTCTTTAACAGCATATGGTATCAGATAGATATGGTTGGCTCCTGGGTGTAGTCCGTAGTCACGGCAAAGGTAGGCTGCCGCTTCGATGTTAGTATCCGGTGCTTTCGGCCAGTACACACGGCACACCTGAAGCGCCTGCGACTCATTCATTGTTCCGGTGGTTGGCAGGTTCCTTGCTGCCAGTGCTTGATTGACGCTAATAATTTCTGTTCCCATTGACTCTCTCCTTGCTAAAGTTTTTCTATCGTCTGGTGGTATAAATTCCTTGGCTACTCCATCGTGCTGGTTTCTGTCGTGTCGGTAGCAAGCCAGATATACCTTGTCGTTCTTTGGGTCCTTCCACCAGTTCACCCACTCCCCACACTCGGCGCACACGAAGCGCTGCCTGAGTTTGTTCCGCTCTTTCTCGGTGAGTTCCTTGAAGTTGTCTACATAGTAGCGGTTAGCCATTATCTTATCCTATACCAAAGATACCGGTTAGACTTCCAATACTGAGGCGATGGTGGCTTGTAGCTCGGTGGTGATGGTTACAAAGTCTATGTCACCATCTTTAGCCAAGTCACTGAACTTCTTATCGTCCAGCTTCAGGCACAGTTTATGGTCAAGCGCCCATGTATAGGCTTCCTTGGCATCATAGCCGACCTTCTTAATCTCGCGGATGCCTACCCCTGGGACCGGCGCCTTATTTCCGGTTAGTTTGTAGGCTTCGATGGTGAGGCTTCTGAGCAACGTCTCTGCTGCTTCCAGCCTTGCCTTGTGCGTTTCGGCAACATCAAAACTCTCTTTGTGCATTTGAAAAAACGTATCTTGGAGTTCCTTCAATGCTTCGCTGGAGTAGGCTTTGTCCTTTCTTGCTTTGGCTACTATTTGAACTTGGTTGGTGAGCTTGGTCAAGTCTGTCGGTGGTTCTGGGTTAGTCTGTGTCCCCTGTTCTGTTACCATCTTTTTGTTCCCCCTTCTTTATTATTCTATCGAGTGTATTCCTGTAACAATGTCAAGTGCTAACTTGGTGTAATCATCTGCTTGTTCGGTAGTGGGTGGCTCGTTAGAATATTCGCTGATTGATTGTAAGGTGTCACATCCACTACAAGAACCATAAACCACCTTTACTGACCAGTAAGTATTTGGTTGGTAGCCTTTTGCCCCAATAATATAAAGGAGAGTACCTTGATAATCACCATCGTCAATCTCATGTATTCTTTCGGGGTCTGGTTGTTCCCCATTCGCTTCGGGTAAAATCTCAATAACTGCCTTCACAATTTCTAGGTAGCTGTCTGGATGTGACTCTTTGAACCTATTAGTAATAGTAGGCTTTCTGTCCATAAACGCATTGACAAACTTCTGTATCATTTTTTGTTCCCCCTCCATCTCAAGCAGTAAAGATATGACCGCAGGCTTTACATTGATAACGCTGTAACTTTTTGCCCTTAGTTACCTTGAATCCTGCTTTAGTTACCTTATCCGATTTACATTCTTCACATATAGGCAAATCTATCGCCCTAATCACTGGCTTGATACCCTGGTGGTATCTCATATGGCAAGGTCTGCATAGCCATCTTACATCTAGCGGCTTGGAATAATCATCATGGTGTGCAATCGTTCCGCAACCATAACGATTATCAAAATGTTGTTTGCAAATGGCGCAGGTATCATCCCTTTTCAATTTACCTGTCGCCACTGCGTTATTTACCTTAGTATGGATGTATGACATTCTATCTATCCCATCTAGGATTTTTACACTTCGGACATACTGCTGGCAACTCCGGCTTTCGGGGATACCAGCAGTGTCCACATTTTTTACATTCATATTGCCTTGGTGCTATCGTTCTTTGCTTGACCATACCTATACTATATACTATGAGTAAGCAAAAGTCAAGTGTTTTTCTAACCATCTTCTGCCAGTGGTTCAAATTGGTGGCTGTCAATACGCTTGATGACTTCCCTGATACTACTGCACCTGGCGGCAGTGGTGTGTCCCCTGGGCATTATCTCCCATGTCCTGTCCCGAGCATTATCTTGCGGGTTGCCACTTTCCACTTCAAGCAGGAATGGTGCATAGTATTCGTCTGGCTCATAGAGTGTCAAGCTATAAACTTGGTTAGCCTTTTCATTCTCATCCTTGGGATTCACTACTTGCTCTTTGTATATCTGTTTGTATTGCATATTATTCTCCTTTCTCCCTGTTTAGTCTCTCTCGAATTGCCTGAGTTATCCAAGTCCCGATATTCTGCTTTACCTTGAGCGCCGCCTGTCGTGCCTGGTGGTATATGTTCGGGTCCAGGTTCTTGATTGGTATTGGTTTCTGATTCTCTTTCCGTTCTGTCATCTGCTCACCTTCCTTTTATTTTGCCGTGGCTCTGTCTCCACATCTTCCTGTTCCTTTGTTCCATCAAATATGTTAATAGTTCGGGGCTTGGTCGAGGAACATATCCGCATTGTAGGCAACTTGGCTCATCATAGCCCGGCCGCATCTGCCCTCCGCACCTGGGGCATATTGCAAATGACATCAGCCCAGCCCCCTCAATACATCGGTTGAGCGTTTGATGGTGTCACAGGCTGCCTGATAATCCCTTGCCCACCTTTCCATCATCCTGGTGCGCTTTTTCAGTTTCCTTGATGCTCTCCAGATTTTCCATAAGTGTCTAATCATATTGGTTTTTCCTCCTTTTATTTGATATACCTTTTGGCTTGTCTGGTAGTGCCATTCTTGTGCAACATAGTAAATATGACAGTTCTGCGTCCTTCAATCTTTTCATCAGCCATTGGTATCCGCCCCTTTTTTAGAAGTCTTGAGTAGCAAAATCCACATATACTGTAATCTCCTACGGTATATACTACTCGCTCAGTAAAATTGTTTCCGATTTGAATACCACATGACTGGCATTGGCTCATTCCCTTTATCTCCTATACTCTTATTGATGGGCTAGGGCTTAACGGGGGTGAGTTTATAAATCTGGTAGTGATACCCTTTACTTTCTAATCGAGTTTTTATAGCTTCGTAATGCTCACGGGTGCGAATGAACTCATCTGCTTGTTCAGAGTTGTCTGGGTAAACAATAGCCTCTTCCTTGAATTCCTTGCCCTTGACAGTCATAATGTATTTCTCTGCTGCCTTCTTACTGTTTGTCATCTTACCTATTACCCCCTTTATTTATTACTAATTACTACTAAAGTCGCATGGTTCCAGTGGTTCAACCAGTCTACCAAACATACTTTCAATAGCACAGGCTATTACCAGTTCCCTAAATACTTTCCGTGCCTTGCCTTTACCTAAGAATATATAGTTCATTTCCCCTCCTTATTTACCGTCTGCTTTGGCTAGTGCTTTATCAGCTTTCTCCATTGTCTTTGGGATTCCAAATTGTTCAGTCAACCCCTTGCCTAGTAATTGCACATCCTCACTCTTTATCCATTCTCTTAGTTCCTTGAGTGCCTCATACATATCATCGCTGGCGAGCATCTTAATAGCGGTCTTGGCATCTGTTTCTATCTTGGCTCTGGTCATGTTATCAAGCCAAGTAAAACTTATATCACCTTGTTTAGTAACCATTATTCCCCCTTATTCTATTTGAGCTTTAACTACTCAGCAAGGTCGGCGGTTGCTGGCTAGGCTTCAGCCGGTCAAGTCTTATTGGCTCTATGTCTCTTCGTAACCGTCAAACCAGGCACCATTGCGCCGGGTGGTTGCCTTAGATGCTGCGCTTGTGCAGGTGCTGCTTGAAGTCTCTATGTTGTGGCAATGCGCTTGCGCTTGTTCGAGTGTCAAGCCACTGTCAATAGTCCTTCGCTGTCCTGGCCTGTTAAAGTAGTGTCTAACTATTTTATACATTTCCGTTCCCCCTTTTCTTACTGTATATTTAATACTAATGCTAAAGTATTCTACACTCTTCGCCGGTATATTCAATAGCATATTCTTCCCCAGGTGCCAGCTGCCTTATAAGGTCGTTATAGATTGCTACTGCTCTTGCATAATCAGGAAACTTGTCTACCATGCTTCTGTGAATATTACCCTTTATTATTTTTATGGGGTCGGTGGGCTGAATCTCCTTGTCTCTCCATGCGTTTTCTTCTGCTTCCCTTGCTCTGCGTGCTACCTGTTCTGCTTGTTGCTGGTTTGTCATTTCCGTTCCCCCTTTGGTCTTTTCCTTTTAGTATAACACATTATACCCAAAAGTCAAGTATATTATGTTATACTTTATAAAGATTTCATAAAGGTTTTATGGACTACCTTAGACTATCTTATCAATAATAGTTTATGACTTCTTGACTTTCCGAGGCTAAATGGTATAAACTGGCTCAGATGGTTAATGCTGTCTACTTGGGCCGGTGGTTTGGGTTCCCCCTGGCTGCCGGTCCTTTCCCCCTCTTATTTACTAATTACCATTGAATATTTATTTTGAGGCTAATTCTACTGTACTATTAACATAACAATTATACATAACTATCAATTATGAGACTGTTATAGTGATTTACTCGTAAATAGTACGCCCTTGACAATGGCAAATTATGGGTATAAACTAAAGGCGTGACATCTCCCCACACCGTGGAACAGGAGCATGTTACACCAATTGCTACTGCTATAATATTAAACCTAATCTCCCGCCCCACGCCTACACAGGCACGAAATAACCACCGCTACAAACCGCGCTACAACTCTTAAAAGTGTAGCGTTTAATTTACATAACCTACAACCCGACCATCAGCTTTTCACATTACCACTTGCTACACCTCTTTGGCTTCGCCAGGTGTAGCGTCGCTATTATCTTACTACTATATATATGTACCATTTACCAACTGTGATACATTGTAGCGCTACAGTTTTTAGCTTCATTTTAACCGCTTTGTATCGTTTTGTATCGCATCTTTAAGGGTAGAAGTATGAACTATCTAGCAGCGGTTATATTTTTAGGTAACTATCCCTTGAACGCAGGTAAAAAGGAGATACAACATTGATAATTAAAGAAGTAAAATGCACTAATGGAGAGGATTTGAGGTTTGAGGAAACCCCTTACTACTTCAAAATCATCATAGGTCGCAAGGTCTGGTATTGGGATAGGGATACGGGTAAATATGATGGAACGGCATGCCAAGTAGAGGAAATGGACAAGAAAGAGAAGGGGAAGATGGACAAGAAAATGAAGGATGAACCCATAGAAAGACTGGAAAAAGAATTTAACGATTTCCAAAAGGATTTCCAAAAAAAGTGGGAAAAACTTGTAAATAATGACCTTCACCATCTGAATGAGAATGTTGATAAACTAACAGTGGATGTTAATAAACTCACTGGGAATATGGCTATTTTGATCGGGCGAAGTATCTCAACCGAGGACAGCCTAAAAGAGCTATTGAATCGAGGGAAATAGGCTTATGCCTAAAGTAAAAGATATTGATATTAAGAAACTATCCACTACAAAGCGGGAATTTGTGTTTGCTTTGAAGAAGGTTAGCCAACAGATAGACAACGGTAGGTTTGGTGATGAGGAAAATCAATTACATACAAGATACCAAGCGATTCTGGCAGACTCATAAAGAATCACGAGATGCTATAGATAAGGACATCGCTCACCGTTCACCTGCGGAACAACGTGTTATTAGAGCCACGATGCATGCGAATCATGCATTAATGCGCAATGCCAAGAAGGTGGTCTAAATCCTCTCCAAAATCGTCTTAAACATTGACTTCTCATCTTTACGATGATTATACCTAAATCCATATTATACTATTGGGTGGTGTATGATAGGGAGTCCTTCCACTCGTATTAAGTCCCTAGCTGTTTACTGGGATATTACCCTGTTGTACTGTCTAACCTATCTATTACTCTTATGCCCTTATAAGTTTTTCTTATGGGTTGCTGTAGGGTTATCTAGATACACCCAGTCTCAACCTGAATCAACCGAGAACAGCACCATTTAACTAAAACTATTGGCTAACTTGTGCCTACGTGGACATAACATACATTGTGCGCCCCATGTCTAGGCATGGAAGGGACACCTGGGCGTTGAATTGGACTCTACTACATATAAAATGGACAGGTGCAGGGGTAGGACAGGCGTAATGTAATGGTCTGTGGGTGAGTAAAACCCTAGAAAAGACCCCTGCGTGCCCCTTCGCTCATAAAGTATATAGTCCTACTGTAGCACCCTGGAAAATGGTTCAAGTGTATTTAACATAAAGTAGTATGCAGGTAGGATATGTTGAGTGCAGGTAGGCATAGAGGAAGTGAAGGATTAGATAGTAAAGGAGTAATATAATGAGTAAACCATGTCCGGGGAGTAAAATCAGGTCGGGTGGTCAAGGAAAAGGTTTAGGAAGAGGTGGAGGGAAGGGGCCGATAGGAGTTCCTAAAAGGTAGGAGGTAAGAGATGCCTTTGCCAACAGTGAGTTTAAGCAGGCGAAGTTCAAAGAAGGTAATAGACAGGGCTATTTCGGAATGTATCTCGATGTTAGCGGACGAGCACCCTAGTTGGGATAATGATAGGAGGGTGGCGGCGTGTTACGCTGATGCGAGGCGACATGCTGGTGCCACTAAAGTGCCCAAGAAATAAGGAGGAGTAATGCCGACGTCTAATCCAGTTTCTACAAAAGAGAAGAGGTTTGAGAAGACGAAGAAGAGGTGGGAGGAAGCGGAAAGGGGGCTGGGTGGACTCAGGTGTGTCAGTTTTTATGACTTCGACCAGTTACCTACTAGTCGGAGGAAGGAACTACTGACCGAGCCAACGATATTAACTTCAGATGGTGTGGAGGTCTGCGTGGTGATGACCGTAGAGGATTACTTTGCCATGGTAGTGCCGACACAGAACTCGCTTAAGAAACCGCGGATGTGTCATTTTGATAGCAGGTTGTTTCGGGAGGTGGTATGAAAGAGAAGATAATTGGTCAGTTGATATTCTGGGGGTGGCTATTTTCGTTTATGGGCTATCTAGTCTGGGCAACATGGGGGAATAGAGGTGGATGATAAAAAGGTAAGAAAAGCGCAAGAGAAACTGAGCAGTCAGGTTCATACGCCCGTTGAAGAGCCAGTGGAGGAACCCATTGTCGTCCTTGGGAAGAAGAGGCGGGACTGGGTGCCGTCCGATAGACGGAAGAAAGTAGCGGATTTATGGTATAAAGGGCATCTTCAGCATGACATAGCAAAGGCTATGGGGATTACCATTAAGCAGGTCAGCGATGACCTCAAGGTTGTAAAGAGGCTTTTGGAGCCAAAGACGATAAGAGCTATTGAGTATTATCGTAACCGGTCAAGGCATCGGTTGGATATGATTCGTAAAGCGGCATGGGAGATGGCTGATGAATCGGAGGTTAGTTCTGGCGCTAAAGTCGCAGCCCTCAGACTTGTGAAAGAGGTTGAGGAGTTAACGGTGAAGGTTGACGGCGTGGTGGGAGAAAAGATGACAGCAGGACCCGACAGGAAAGCAGAGGAACTGATGAAGGAATTAAGAACGATTGCTAAAGGCAAAGACAATGGTCATAAAGAAGTTGAGGTGAGTGAGATTGCTCCTAGCGACTAGAGAACAGAGAAAGCTAATCTATAATGTGATAGGACTTGCACCGTCTCCTCTCCAAGAACCGATTGCGTATGACAACCATAAGAGATGCCTTGTTACAGGCGGTATTCGGTCTGGCAAGAGTGAGATTGCCGCGGATAAGATGACCTCTCAATACTGGTTGGGCAAACTCTACTGGTTGCTGGGTCTTGACTATGAGATGTGCCGCCCTGAGTTCGGCTACCTGGTGAGGAACTTTGAGAAACTGGGGCTGGTTAAGCATTGTCAGTTTCCGAGCCGTGACCAGTGCCTTTTAGAGATTGCTCCCGATATAATCATTGAAACCAAGTCCGCCAAGTATCCTGAGAAGATAGCAGGCAAAGCGCCTGATGGTATAATCCTGTGTGAAGCAGGGCAATTAAGTTATGACATTTTCCTTCGTGCTGTAGAAAGGCTTTCTGAGAAAGATGGCTGGCTGTTCGGTTGTGGGACACTGGAACTTCTTGAGGGAACGGACTGGTATCCTGAGAAGTGTAAGGAATATAGTATACCTGATAATGAAGAGGATGGGATGTCTTATACTCTTCCATCCTGGGGCAACACGGCTATTTTCCCTGGTGGGCGGGATGACCCCAAGTTAAAAACTCAGGAGATAGAACTTGGCACCGAACTCTTCTTACAGAGGTTTGGTGGGGAGATACCCAAGCCCAGGGGATTAGTAATACCGGAGTTCAGGGTGAGCCTTCATACTGGGAGTTACCCGAGAGACCCCGGTGAGCCGGTATTTGTTGGCATTGACCCAGGTCATTATCCCAGTGCCTATGCGGTTGAGGTCGTGCAGTTCATAGGAGACCAGATAAGAGTTATTGACGAAATATACGTACAGGATAAAACCCATGAGCAAGTCTGCCTGGCACTTATGCAAAAACCTTACGCTGATAAGATAATAGGCGGGGCTATTGACATCGCCTCAAAGCAACAGGATGGCAGGCAACCAATCTACGATATTTGGGTGAAAGAAACAGGGTTGAAGTTGTCTACAAGGCGTATAAGACCTGTTGAGGATGGCGTAAGCAGATTGCGGTCATTCCTGTTCAGAAATCCTATATCCGGTGAGGTGCCGCTTTGTATAGATAATAAATGCCGGGGGTTGATAAGCGAGTTCGGCGGTAGCAAGTCGCCCTTTGAGGGGCGTGGTGCCTGGAAGATGGACATGGACAGACGGGGCAATATCATGGGGATTGGCAGGCCAAGTGAAAAGAATTGTGACGCTGCCAAGGCATTGATATATTGCATCGTAGAGAGAAAAGGGCTTGGTATCCCGCATAAGAAAAGGTCGGTTTCGTATATAGATATTTAAGTGAGGTTATTATGGCTCTTACAGTTCAAGACATCAAAGATATGGTATCGGATAAGGGGGTTGGGACGAGAGTAGGTCGTTTCAGGCAACTTAGAACTCAGCAGACCAATGATAAGAAGTTTTATAATTTGAACTATGAAGTCAATCTACATGAGGAGTTCAAGAAGATTAAACTACCCACTGCCCGCCAGATGGTAGATACGGCAGTTAGCCATCTACCTTTGTCCAAGCCGGTTGTTGAGGTAATCCCTTTTAACTCGACTGCTCCTATTAGGGCTAAGGCGGTAAAACAGCAGGACTATTACACAGCACTTCTTCTCTGGAATATGCAACAGACTACAAACCTGACACAGAACGCAGGCAAGGACTTATTTATAAGGGGAGAGGGTTACATAAAAACCCTGTGGGATGAGAGTGTCCTGGGTGCTACGGCTGAAGATTTGAAGAAGATGTCTGACGATGAAAAACATTCCTTGATGCTTGAGAAGATGCCCCTGAGAATGATTTGCCCCGACCCCATGTCATGTTTCCCTCACCCAGACCATATAGACTGCCACCCTGTAGATATGATAGAAACCTATGACATACTGGCGGGGCAGGTGAGACGAATCTGGCCGAAGTGGAAATCTGGAGCATCGGATAATGTGAAAGTTAAGTTTGTTGAATACTGGTCGGCAGATGCAGTCTGTTTTTTGGCTGATGGAGACCCCGTGACCGATGGAGTTGAGGAAAACATTTATAAAATGGTGCCCTACACTCATGTTTATTCTGGATATGGGCACAGAGACAGGGAGGCTACGCCAGAGAGTGAGGCAGTTAGTCTAATCACCCATGCTAAACAAATAATAGAGCAGCAATGCCGCTATCATTCATATCTTGATAAGGCAACTGCTTTCGCCGCAATGCCTATAATTGAACTTCCTGGCTCAAGAGAGGATTATGGGGAAGGAGGCAAGAAGATAGTCCCTCATCCTGGGATGGTAATGTTCAGGGGTGACGGCGAAGAAAGCACGAAGGTAGTCTGGGCAGCCCCTAATTTACCTGCTGGTATAATGAATGCTATCGGAGTGACAGAGGGGCTGTTAAGCAAAGTCCAGCCTGGTGTTGTCAGGGGAGAAGCTCCCCAGGGAGTGGAAGCTGGCTACCCGATGGCGCTGATGATAGGCGAAGCCAGATTGCAGTTTGGGCTTCCGTTCCAAAACCTGCAAATCTTGGTGGCAAGGGCATTGGAGCAGGTCAGGTTATTGATAAGAGATGTGGCTAAAGAGGAAGTGCCAATATGGGGTGAGAAGGGTGTTATCAAATTATCCCCTGATGATTGCGAGGGGGCTTTCAGGGTTAGTGTAGAGTTCGATGCCACCACGCCAGAGGCCAGACTTACCAGAGCTTTGGGCGGTCAGAAGTTAAGGTCAGGCGGCAGTATTTCACTGGAAACTGAACTCAAAGTTTATCACAATGAGAAGAATCCCAAGAAGGAAATCAATCGTATAAGAGCAGAATCACTAATGCAACATCCTGCTCTGCAAAGATTAGTTGCGGTCAATGCCGTAAGAGCGATAGAAGGCGAACAGGCAGCTATGGCGGTTCAGCAGGCAATGGCGGAAGGTGAGGCTGGGGCAGTGAGGAAGTCCAGGTCAACCGGTGTCCCTATGGGTGGAGAGACGGAATCCGAATTACCAGAGGATGTCGTTTCG